GCAGCTGCTGTTATGAGTCACATGGCAATCGGTACAGGTAGTGGTACGGCTGTTGTTGGTGATGCGGCTTTAGGAATTCAGGCAGGTATTGTAGCAGTTTCTGCGTTTACTGCTTCTACTAATACTGTTACTGCTACTGCTACATTCCCTGCTGGAACTGGTACTGGTGCTATTGTAGAAGCTGGTATTTTTAATGCCGCATCTGCAGGAACTTTACTTTGCAGAACTACATTCCCTGTAGTAAACAAGGCTGCAGGCGATTCTATTGCCATCACTTGGGTTGTAACAGTTTCTTAATATTTTTCTTATAAGGATATAAAATGGCTTCTTCTTTATTAAAAAACATTCTTCACAATTCTATCGCCGATGGATTGTATAAAGAAATTATATCAAGAGGAGCCAGATATTATTATTTCCTTGGTAAGACGATGACTTGGACAGATGAATTAACTCCTCCAGAACCTGTAGATAGTTTAGCTTACGAGAATGATGTTAGGACTAATATCATAACTCTTAAAGAAATAAAATCTACAGATGTTTCCTTTGTTATACCAAAATATGATTGGGAATCTGGAGTAGTATTCGATCAATATGATGATCAATATTCATCAGAAGTTCAAGGTATAAATTTAACTGCTAGTGGTTATGGATATGCAGCTCCTCCTTATGTTCATATAGGAAATAGTACAGCTGTACCTTGGTCTAATTCATTACCTGTACTTGATGGTCAAATGATTTCGTCTGTAGGAAAATATTATATAATAACTACTTCAGGTGTTTTAGGTAATACTGCACCAATACACACTGAATATTCCGCAGTAAATGGTACAGCAACTCTTAAACATGTTGTGGTCATTACTGGAAATGGTATAGGTGCTAAAGCACAATCTGCAATTTTAGATGGTAATGTTATAGATATTACTGTTACATCTAAAGGTATAGGTTATACTACTGCACCCTCTGTTATAATAAGTGGTGGTTCTGGAACATTAGCACTTGCCTCCGCAGTTGTTATAGTTGGGTCAAGAACTAATACCCAAAAAATAGAAGATGCAATGTTTTATGTTATTACAGATGAATATAATGTATATTCTTGTTTAGATAATAATAATGGAGCAATTTCTGCATATAAGCCAATAGGCACTACTGTTGATCCTATTTCTATGATGGATGGTTATATTTGGAAGTTTTTGTATAATGTTCCTATTGCATTAAGAACTAAATTTATTTCTGACACATATATCCCTGTCGTTACGGCTCTTACTAATCAATTCTATTCTAACGGTAATATTGAAAATATAAGAATAGACCAAGTGGGTTCTGGGTATACATCAGGAACTATTACTGTACAAGGTGATGGTTATTTAGAAGCAGATCCTATGTATCTAATTAATTCAACCATATCTGTTCCTGGTACTGGATACACTTCTGCTACGATCTCAATTGATCCTCCATTTACTAACTCTTCAACTTGGTTAGCTTCTACTCTTTTCTTTCAAGGTCAACGATTAAAGTATAATAACAATATCTATGAAGTAGCTATTTCAGGCACAACTACTACAGTTGCACCAACTCATAAGAGTGGAATTATATCTAATGGTTCTGCCGCATTAAAATATCTTGGAACTACTGCTACAGGTACGGTCACTGTTTCTGGTGGACATATTGCAACCGTAACTGTAAATGGTCTTATTAGAGATATAAACATTACAAGTGGTGGATTAGGTTATATCTCTGCACCTACTGTTAATTTTTCTGGTGGTGGCGGAACAGGTGCTATAGCTACTACAATTTTACAAACATCGTCAGTTATAAAAACTTTAATTTTTGATGCTGGTCAAAACTATACTTCTATCCCTACTGTAACATTTGGAACAATATGGACAGCTACCACAGTCGTTACCGTTAATCAACAATTATATTATTCGAATAGATTATATACTGTTACTGGTTCTGGAACTACTAATTCAACTGCACCTACACACTTAACAGGAGCGGTAGCTAATGGAACAGCAAGTTTAACTTATGTTGGTTCACCCGCTGTTGGGACTTGTAGTTTAAAATATGGTGCTGGGTATTCATCTATTCCATTAGTTACTATAACAGGTAATGTTGGTTCTGCTAATGCTGCTATTTATTTGGGTGGTATTAAATCGGAAGCAAAATTAATACCTATATTTTCAAGTGGTCATCTATCTACAGTTCAAATTGATGACGGTGGAGTAGGTTATACCTATGTGAATTTAAATGTAGTAGGTGACGGTACGGGTACAGGAATTGTTGCTGATTTATCGCCAGGTAATATTAATTCACTTCAAGCAAATGTAGAACTACTTACTGTTGCTGGTCGTATTATGAATATCCCTGTAGTATCTGCTGGATATGGATATGGTGCCGCAGCAATAACTATACAAGGTGACGGTACAGGTTGTACTGCTGTTCCTGTATTATTGGGTGGTTCGTTAATAAAAATAAATATAACAAATAGTGGAACAGGTTATAATTGGGCTAGGATTACTATTAATGGATTGGGTTATGGTGCAAAAGCTAGAGCCATAATATCACCGTATGGTGGACACGGAAAAGAAGCATTGAATAATCTATATGCTAAAACTTTAATGTTTTATTCTAATATAGCTCAAGACAAGAATCAAGGATTTATTGTAAACAACGATTTTAGACAGCTAGGTATTATTAAATCACCTAGAATATATAATTCTACATATCCTTTAGTTTCTATATTATCTTCTGCTTGTTGGGCTGTTGCTGGAACTATAAGCACTACACTATTTCCAGTAGATTCTTATATAACATTGAATGATACCCAAGCAAGTAGATTTATAGTTGTAACTAATACTGGCACAGAAGTTTTATTACAATCTATAGATAATGGTATCCCTCAGATTGGTAGTCTGTTTACTAATGCTAGTAATAATACATTTTCTGCAACTGCTGTTACTAGTCCATCTGCTGATAAATATTCTGGTGATTTACTATTCATAGACAATAAACAAGCATTCACTCCTACAGAAGACCAGAATGTTACTTTGAGAACTGTTATAAAATTTTAATAAATATATAAAAATAACAAATTAGGATGCAACATAAATGATAGATTTCAACTCAGAACCATATAATGATGACTTTGATGAGAATAATAAATTCTATAGGATTTTATTTAGACCTAGTTTTGCTGTACAAGCTAGGGAACTTACTCAATTACAATCTATACTACAGAATCAAATAAGATCACAAGGTAATCACCTATTTAAACAAGGTGCTATGGTAATACCCGGACAGATTTCTATAGATAATAATTACCATTATATTAAACTTCAAGCCATCACTAATGGAACTGTTGTTGATACCTATGTTTCTAATTTTGAGGGTAAACGTGTTGTTGGTTCATCGGGCATTGAAGCAGAAGTCCTAAAGGTAGAATTAACAACTAACACAGATTCCGCTACTCTTTATGTTAGATATATTACAGCAGGAACAGATACAGTATCAAAAGTATTTGCAGAAAATGAACTTATAACTACGGCAGATTCTGCATATACAGTACAAGCTATTAGTTTAGCCGCCACTGGTATAGGTTCTGCTGCTATAATTAAACGTGGTGTTTATTATGTCAATGGTTATTTTGTATTATGTGATGATCAAATTATTCTTTTAGACAAGTACACTAATAATCCTTCTTATAGAGTTGGTTTAACTATAATTGAATCTAAAATAACACCAGAAGATTCTGGTTATGAAATGCTTCTTGATAATGCTCAAAATAGTTATAACTATGCTGCACCTGGAGCGCATCGTTATTTTATTGATTTAGTTCTAACTAAGTTGGCACCGGATTCTGTAGATGATGCTAATTTTATTGAATTGTCAAGAACAGATTTAGGACAAACACTTCGGGAAGTTAGATCTACAGAATATTCTGTTCTTGAGCAAACTTTTGCTAGAAGAACATATGATGAATCAGGTGATTATACAGTAAGACCTTTTGAAATTGATGTAAGAGAACATAGAGATAATAATAGACTACAATGGGTAGCATCTACAACGTATCAATTAGATGATGTTGTTACTAATGCTGGTCATAATTATGTTGCCAAAAATACAGGCACTTCTATAACCACCCCCCCTACTCATACTTCTAGCACTGCTTATGATGGTCCATCTTCTACGGGTATTAATTGGGAATATAATGAAACTCCTTATTATAATCGTGGGATTTATAAACCTGAAGCTGGTGGCGATGTAACAAAGTTAGCTATTGGTTTAGAACCTGGAAAGGCTTATGTTAATGGGTATGAATTAGAAAAGATTTCAACCGAATACGTTACTATAGA